CTCCGGTTCTGCGGGTGGTCTTCTGATGCAAAACAGCAGTGACGCTAACCAAGGCTACTTCTACTGGGATACATCGGGCATTGGTATCCTGTCAGCCGACGGCTCTTGGTCTATTCGGAACACGAACTCATTAACAGATTTCTATAACCCCGTTCAATTTCAAGACGTTTTAAGGCGCACCGCCCACAACACAGGTCACCTAGAAGGCTCCTACAACAACGTAGGATCAAACGGAAGCAACTCAAATCCAATCTACACCATAGGTAGTAGCTACAACCCCGCGTCTACGACACTGGGCAACATGTACGGAATTGGCTACACAAACTCAAGTGCTTCTTTTATTTCGGGCATGAACGTTGTGGGTAGCTGGGGCATGTATGTCGCCTCTGACGGCGATGCCCGTGTTTGGTTAGACGGTCAAAACGGCAACATCCACGCCACATCCGGTGTCCACGCCTATTCTATACGCGGTCACTCCAACGTATCAGGCACCGGCAACGCATCGTACCACCCCGACGGTATCTACAGCACCGGCAGCAACTGGCTGTACGGCACCCAGTACTTGAACGGTTACGACACCTACTTCGCCGGTGGGTCTATCAGGACGATAGATGACATAGTCTCAGATCAGAATTATGGCTACGGTGTAGTTGGTCTTTACAGTCCATCGAGGTATCAGCATGTTTGGTCTATGGGCAGTGCTTATCGGTTAGCTGCAAACGGAGCGAGCAGTGGCACTGGGGGCAATCTTTACGGATTAGCGTGGTCATACAACCCCAACTACAGCTATACGGGGTCTAACGCTCAGTCGAAATCCGGCTTGAATCATCAACTTCTTTTGATGTCTAACGGAACTACGACATTCGCGGCTGGCGTGGGGGTTTGGACGAGCGGAAACGTCACCGCTTACTCGGATCGCAGGGTCAAAACAAACATCGAAGTCATTCCCGATGCGGTCTCAAAAGTTAAGCAGCTATCGGGCTACGTCTTCGATAGAACCGATGTAGAAGAAGACCCCGCTACGGGAGAGACAAATCCTGTTCGGCAGACAGGTGTTATCGCTCAAGAGGTTTTGGAGGTTCTGCCCGAGGCGGTTATGGGCACTGACAAGGAAGGCTACAGCGTTGCCTACGGAAACATGGTCGGTCTTTTAATTGAGGCGATCAAAGAGCAGCAGGGTCAGATAGAAGACCTCAAGCAAGAAATTCAGACACTAAAGGGATCAAGCTAATGGCGATAACCTACACTTGGGCAATAACAGGTCTTACCAGAGACACAGCAGGCACGATTGTTAAAGTCCACTGGAAAAAGACGGGTACAAACGAAGACGGTATAACCGCCGACTTTAATATGTTTGATGACTTCAATGACGGAGATCCGACCAGCGAGTCTTATATTGCGTTTGATTCTTTGACCGAGGCGGACGTGCTGGCTTGGGTTCAAGGCAGGGTCACTGGCAGGTATCAGATGGACGTTGACCACCAGATTCAGCGGCATATTCAAGATCAGATTGATAATGCTGGTATCACGAGTGCGCCAATGCCATGGGCGACTGAAGAAGAGATTCCTGCTTAATGACCCTGCAAACCTCTGGGGCAATATCACTCAGCCAAGTGCAGTCTGAGTTCGGCGGAAGCAACCCGATCTCAATGTCGGAGTACTACCGAGGCGGCGCTTATGTTCCAACGACAATTAGTACCGCAGGTGCGTGGTCAGCTTACTACGGCAATACGAGCAGCTATTATTGGACGGATCTGGGCACATTGCGATGGAATAATAGCACCTTGACGACCCAAGCTACGACAACTTCGACCACCATAGGAGGTTATGAATACCAAAGGGGTACTTATATTACCTCATCGGGCGGGGGGAAAGGTTCAGTAACGATAAGTTACTACCGAGTGCGAAGAAGACCCGCTGGCAGTGCTACAACGGTAAACACTAGTATTCCTGCGTCTGGCACCATTTCAATGAATCAGTTCTATGGTGGAAGAAAGACGTAATGTACACGATTACTGAGTGCAACATTGTCCCCTACAACTTTGACACCCTGTTCGACCAGTGCCTGTCCATTATGGAGGCTGGCACGATTGATTGGCGCTATCTAGGCAATCCATCAGACAACTACGCTAAGAAGGCAAAGCTCCTTGAGGAGTATGAACAATACATCAGCGTTCCAAACACGAAGGTCATTTACTGGGAAAAAGATGGGCATCCGATACAACTTGCGGCTGGTCGAATCAACTTTGACGATGATCAGTATTTTCTTTTCGTTTACGCGCTATACGGTTCTGATGCGAACGGCAGTAAGGCATGGCTTCATGACCCTGACTACATCCAAAAAACTAAAGAATACATCCAGGGCACGCTAGGGCTGTCTGGTTTCAAAATTAGCTGTCACCAAGGCTCTAGCTTGTACGATTACCACATGAACAAGGTTGAGGCTGCTGACAACTACGAGGTCACGGTGGATGGGACATACCAACCTAGCGAAGCTGCCGACGTAACGGTAGCCACAATTAAATACAGGTATCTGTAATGAAAATTTTGGGAGATCTTATAGAACCCGTAACAGGCTTGCTCGAGAAGGTTATCCCGGATCGGGACCAAGCCGCCAAGTTGGCGCATGAAATCTCGACTATGTCCGAGAAACACAGCCAGGAAATAGCGTTACAGCAGATAGAGGTTTTGAAGTTAGACGCCAAAGGCAATTGGTTTCAGTCGAGCTGGAGACCCTTAGCCGGTTATTGCTGCGTATTGGGTTTATTCGTGAATTTCTTGGTGTCGCCTCTATGCGCTGGTTTTGGCATCGTCATCCCTCAAGCGGATGCAGGCGTAATGATGCCTCTTCTTCTTGGCATGCTCGGATTGTCCGGCGGTAGGTCGTATGAACGAATTAAAGGTGTAGGCAAGTGACAGGATTCAAACTTCAAACATTCTCAGGCAAAGCTCCGCGTATCTCTGCGCGTTTGCTTCCAGAAGATATGGCGCAAGAAGCGATCAACACTCGATTGGATTCTGGGCGTCTTGAGCCTTGGGCTGGAAACGCTTCTGCTTCAATTAGTCCGGTAGCAAGTTACTCGATATCCGGCAGTACTAAGACTTTATTTAAGTACAGCAGCTCCGCATGGATCGGATCAGATGAAGATCTCAACATAGTAAGAAGCCCTATCGCTGAGGACTCGCACGAGCGAATCTATGTTTCCGGGATAGGTGGTGGAGCAGGTTATCCTCGTATGAGCACCTCCGCTATTATTGGCAACGGCACCTATTACAAGTTAGGCATTCCTGATCCAGGAGCGTTTGATTCAGTAACGCTTGTAGGGACCACAACAAAAGCGGATGAAGAGACGCCGGTCAGCAGGGCATATGTATTTACCTATGTCAGCTACTACGGCGAAGAAGGTTCGCCAAGCACGTCTCTGGTAAGTCAAATTGTCGATGTTTACTCGGATCAGTCTGTAACGGTTGATTTCCCCAGCAACCCATCAGGAAATCACAATTTACTGAAGAAGCGGTTGTATCGTACAGATCCTAATGGGACGTTTCGTTTTGTTGCGGATGTTGCTTTAGCTACTGACACGTTTAACGACACCGTGACAGATTCCAATTTAGGCGAGCAAATACCATCCAGCTCGTGGATTGCTCCGCCAGACGATGTTACGACTGACCACCCCGATGGACCGTTGCTGGGTTTAGTTAGTATGCCAAACGGATTTTTGGCTGGTTTTGCTGGACAAACCGTATGCTTTTCAGAGGCGTTTCAGCCTCATGCGTTTCCTGATGCGTACAAATTAACCATTAAGAGCGATGTGGTTGCACTGGCTCCGCTCAATACCGGACTGTTGGTTCTTACTAAAGAAAAGCCAGCGTTGATTCAAGGGCTGGACCCATCAAGCATGTCGATGATTGAAATCGACAGCACTCTGTCTTGCGTGAGCAAGCGCAGCGTTGTCGACATGGGCGAGTACGTCATGTACGCAAGCCCAGACGGCTTGGTAATGGCTCGGGACAATGGTTTATCTGTCGCTACTGAATCGACTCTTTCCCGAGACCAGTGGCAGGATCTCAGTCCGTCATCCATTGTGGGCTTCCACTGGGAAGGGTACTACGTTGGGTTCTATGCTAACGGCGTCGAAAGCAAAGGATTTATTTTTGACCCTAGAGGTGGGAAAAACTCCTACGTCAAACTAGATTTCTACGCCACCGCTGGCTTTAACGATCTTGAGAATGATGAGCTTTACTTGGTTGTGGGTGGGTCTGTTGTGAAGTTCGCTTCAGGCTCAAGCCTGCCGATGTCTTGGAAGAGTAAAAAATTCTACGCTCAACGCCCTATATGTCCGGGGGTAGCGAAGCTGGAGTGCGACACATATTCCCCCGCGCCAACCTTCAAGCTTTTTGCTGACGGATCGTTGAAACATACACAAACAGTATCGAGTAGTTCTTTGTTCAGGCTACCGGGGGGATACAAGGCTAATGAGTTTGAGATTCAGATCGAGGGTTCTGTAGCGGTCAACGAGGTGTGTGTTTATGAATCTGCTGGAGAAATAGGTGTCAGCGCGTAAAAGTAATCTGACCGTCCCTCCCGGCTGGTCAACTCAAGATAAGCGATTTGGTGACGGGGTCAAAGAAAACCTAGACGTTTTGTTGGGTCATCGTGGAGATCCGCTTCAAAGGGCTGTGACTTTTGAGGACTTATTGGACGCTGGTATTTTGGAGTTGGCTAGCGGCGCACGACTGTTTGGGTCGATCAATGACGTTGTTCCCGCCGTCAACCCAATACCTAACCTTGATGTGCCGCCTGCGCCTACAAACCTTCAAGCATCCGGGGCATTTCAAAATATCATTCTTAGTTGGAATTTGAGCCTATACCGTGGGCACTCGTATGTAGAAGTGTTCAGGCATACTTCTGACGACATTTCCGCCGCCACAATGGTTGCCCAAGTATCCGGTTTCACTGGGGTATATGGAGATCCAGTTGGTTCAGGGCAAACTCTTTATTATTGGGTAAGAGCGGTAAACGTGAACGGAGTACAGGGACCATTTAATAGTGGCGCTGGCACTCAGGGTCAGACTGCGCCAGATGTCACGTTCCTACTCACCACCCTAGCGAACGCGATCACTGCTGGCGAGCTGGCAACTTCCTTATCTACACCGATAGGTAACCTTCCTACAGACACACAGACCGCGCTTAATGATCTTCAAAGCCAGATCAACGATATAGGGACTGTTAATCTTTGGAGTAGCTCAACCTCATACTCTCAAGGTGATCTTGTACTTCATCCGTCGAGTAACTCGAGGCTTTATCGATCTAAGACAAACAGCAATGCAAACAATCAGCCTAGCGGTAACTCATCAGACACTACTTACTGGGAGTTTGTGGGAACAGGTTCTACATTGGGAGATGTTGTTGCCGACAACACATCGAACATCACGCAAATAAATTTCCTGGATGCTACTAGCACGAGTGCTGCCGCCCAAAAAATAGCTTCGTTGGATGCAACGGTATTTGATCCATCGACAGGAGTCTCTGCGAGCGCGACCTCTCTAAGCTCTTTGACGAGCCGTGTTTCCGCAACAGAGAGCGCTACAACAGCAAACACAACGAATATAACCAGCGCATCTAGCGATATCACCGCGTTGCAGAATACGGTTAACAATTCAAATACGGGCGTGGTTGCAACATCGACAGCGTTATCTGGATTAACCTCTCGGGTAACAACGGCTGAGAACACGATCAGTGGGCATACGACCAGTATCACCGCTAACTCAGCCGATATTACCTCGCTTGAAAACACAGTAAATAATCCATCAACAGGCGTGTCCGCGACTTCTTCTGCGCTTAACTCTCTGACTAGTACAGTCACAAGCCAAGGCAGTACGATATCCGCAAACTCCAGCAGTCTTTCATCGTTAAGCACTACGGTGGGGAGCAACACGAGTTCCATTAGCACTCAAGCATCAAGCATTAACGGATTAAACGCTAAGTACGTTGTGAAGATTGATAACAACGGTGCGGTTGCGGGGTACGGATTAGCCAGTACAGCAAACTCAGCCGGTAACATCGTAAGTGAGTTCATCGTCAACGCTGATCGGTTTGCGATCATGCGGGGCGGGTCGAACACAACAGCCGCGTCTGTTCCGTTTATAGTGCAAACAAGCGCTACGACTTTGAACGGGGTGACAGTTCCTGCTGGTGTTTACATGCAAGATGGATTCATAAAGAACGGGTCCATTGTAAACGCGAAGATAGGCAATGCGGCAATCGACAACGCGAAGATCGCTAACATCGACGCTGGCAAAATCACTGCGGGAACAATAAATACCTCCCGTCTCAATATCGATGGATCAACGCTTACCAGCAATAATGGGGTATTGCAGGTTAACGCACTCAACGCCAACGTGATCACTTCCGGTCTGATCAACTCCAGTAGAATCAACATAGACAACGTCACACTGGATACAAATGGTCAGGGTCGGCTGATCATAAAGAATCTGGGTGTTGATTCTCTACAGATTAAGGGTAACGCGGTTACCATCCCGTCTTCAGCGTACACGGCATCACAAGTCAATGCTCCGGCTAGTTCTGGAGACGTAACGGTCCAAACGATTACATACACATCGGTGGGGTCACCCGCATTGATTATAGCTTCATGCCAAGGCGCTCCAAGCAGCGGAAGAAGTCACGCTGCTATGCTGAAAATCAAAAGGAACGGGACCACTATCGTAGAGCAAATACAAGGGAGCGGTACGCTAACTTGGGCTGTTTCTGCAACCGACTTTTTTACCGGAACGGGCACTCGAACCTACACGGTAACGATAGCTAATTTAGGTAGCAACCCAAAAGGGTCTGCAACCACTACCTTTGTAACGCTCCGCTCTTTAGCTGTTATCGAGGTAAAGAAATGAAGCAATTCTTTGTTCATGACACCGAAGGAAATATCCTTAGATCTGGGAGTTGTGCTGACGGCGATCTAGCCTTGCAGGCGAGAGATGGAGAGGTTGTTGTTGAGGGTGTCGCCGATGACGCAACACAAATGTTTTTGGAAGGGGTTTTGGTTGCCAAGCCGGGACCAACAGATGCTGAAAAGTCGGTAGCAGCAATGGCTGAACTTAAAGTTATCAGGCAAGGGCTTTTGCTTTCCAGCGACTACACCCAACTCAGCGATTCGCCGTTTACCGCAGAGCAGCGCAGTGAATGGCAGATGTACCGGCAAGAGCTGCGTGATTTGCCTGAAGACTTCGCTCATGTGACGAGTATTGACGACGTTGTGTTCCCAGATCCGCCGTTATAAAAAGTGAAAAAAGTCATATAATTCAGTAACATTGGAAGCGTAAAACGGTCTAGAATCGTAGTTTCAAGGATACCTTTCTGGTATCCAATCGGAGACCGGGAACCTCCCGGATCGGACATCTCCGTTCAATAACCTCATGGAAGATTGCTGGAAAGGCAGTGATGGCATTTATCGTGCGGAAGCCTCTTATCGAGGATTTCGACCAGATAAATCTCATAGGTCGCTGGTTTCAGGAAAACAGTCTTTACGCCACATGCGGCTGGTCAGATGAGAAGTCGCTGAGATGGGTGGTCGAGGGCACATATCCAGATTCCAACACCTTCATGAGAGTGGTCGAAAGCGAGGGACAGATCGTCGGCTTCTTCCTCGGTCACATCACTGAATATTTCTTTTCCACGAAGCAGATTGCACAGGACTTGGTGATGGTTTTTCTCCCGCAAAAAAGAGCGGGAATAATCAAACCCACCATCAAGATGCTGAAAGAGTTCGAGGCATGGGCTGTTGATAAAGGCGCTCATGAAATTTGTATTGGTATCACATCTGGTATCGCTGGACCCGGATACGAGCAGTTGATCAAACGTATCGGTTACAGAGAAGTCGGATCGGTAATGAAGAAAGAGGTTTGATATGTGTGGAGGCGGTGGCGATAAGCCTGAAGAAATGGAGTCTCGGCTCGCTTTATCACAGCAGGCGGCAACCATGCTAAAGCGATACGGCAACACTTTTGTTGCCCTAGAGAATCAGTTCATGGACTCCACGATGGGGCAGTTTAGCGATGCTAATTACGACAGCTCAATCGCGGCTGGCATGAATCAAGCCGCAGCTCAATATGAACCTGCCATTCAAGACATGCAGGCGGCTGCATTTAACCGGGGTTTCGACCCGACATCTGGCGCTTTCCAGTCTGAGTCAGAGGCTCTTCGTGGAGCTAAAGCTAGAGGTATGGGTTTGGCTGGAGCTGATCGCGGAATATCCAACACTGACATGGGCTTCGCGGGTCTTCAGAACATTGTGAAGATGGGTCAGGGGCTTCAAACAGAGGCGTTCCAAGGTCAGATGGATGTAGCCAGCGCGGCTTCAGACCGAATCAGAGAGTCAGCTAAAGATGACTTCGCTAGATCTAGTAGCCTGCAAAACCTTGCTGGTACTGGTGTCGGTATGGCGGCTGGTTACGGGGCTAACCCTTATAGGACGGCGTAATGAATTTCCAAGCGTACATGATGGCATTAAACCCGGAAGCGGCTTCGGCGGTCAGATCAACATACGGCAACCCGTACTCACAAATAAACCCCTACGCCTATTCAGGCATGGATCGAGACCAAAACCCAGGCGATAAGCTTTACGCAGATCTTGTTAGGGCGCAAACGCAGGATTATCTCAACAGATTCGCGCCAATTGAGAACGAGCTAGCTGGCTCAATTACCTCTACTGGCACCACTGCATTGGCTGGAGATTTAGAACGTACTAGGGGTGCCGTCCTTGACGCAGGAATGAATGTACAGGGACAGCAGAATCGTTCTATGGAGCGCTTAGGCATCTATGGTAACAGCGGCATAGGCAACAGCATGGACACCGTAGGCGCTCTTGTAGGCGGTCTAAACGACACCCGTCTCCGTGATTCAGATAGACGTATGCAATTGCTCACCGGAGTTGGTGGAGCGGTAGCTCAGAGAGCAAGGAGTAACTCATGACCCTTCTAGCTAGAGGAGCTGGTCTCCGACGCATGGCTACGGCTGGCTTGGCGAAAAGTGCTGAGCTGGAAGCCAGAGAGAATCAAACAGCAGCGGCTATTGATCAAGCCAAGCAAGCGCAAGAGATGAATACGCTGGGTACTGGTGCTGGTTTCGGCGCTATGTATGGGATGCAGAAGGCAGGCGCAGCGAAAGCTGCTGCGGCTGTCACGCAGGATGCTGCAACAGGCGTGTTAGCAGATGCGGCTGGCGCTGAATTAGCGGCATTAAACGCTGGCAAAACTGCTGCGGCAGTGGGAGAGGCAAGCTCTGCGGTTGTAGCCTCTGCTGGAACTCCGGTAGCTACTGCTGCTCCTTCAGCTATGAGTTCTCTCGCAACGATTGCAGCTCCGGTAGCAATCGGTCTTGGCGTTGCATATCTCCTCAACAAACTATTCGACTAGGTGATACATGGCTACTAATTACGGCGGGTTTGCTGACGGGTTCTCAAAAGGTTTCGGTATTGTTCAGGACAGCTTGAACAACCAGCGATACAACGATCTGCGAGAGCTGGATATCAAGGAGCGGCGAGAAACGCAGCGTCTAGCACAGCAGAACAGGGCGGAAGACCTAGCGTTAGCGGCTCAAGACAGACGGAATACCGAAACCTATCGCCGCGAACAGAACACAATCTCCCAACAGAACGCTGATCTAGACCGTGATTTAAAACAAAGCCAGCTCGACTACAACAGCGCAAGAATTACAACGGAGCAAGAGGCTGCTAAACGTGCTCGTGACGATGCAGATCGAGACGACAGGATT